AAACGCATTAGCATGTTATCTATGAGTAACAAAATCTGTTACATGTAACATTATGTGATTTATGCCACACAAAACTAAACTAATAGTTTAGACCTACGCATAAATATAAACCCTTGACAATATTGAATAAATGGATTATGGTGCTATTCAACAAGGACTATTTATATTTATGGATTTAAAATGCCTTTACATATACAACCTCAAGCAGGTATCCCCTTGCCCGACGATTTTGAATCAGAGGAACCTAGGGTGCTATCTTCCAAAGCTAAGGTTGCCGTAAAGACAGGTAAAGTATTACTTGATGCAGGGGCACAAATACCCGTGAGTACACAAGAGAAGGATGAGGCAGTCAAAATGTTCACAGCCATTACTGACCCTGAAAACAACGCAGCACCATCAAACACTAATACTGCATTGCAGAACCCTGCAACAGTAGCCTACTTAACCTCGCTAATCCGCGAGTACGACCACCAAGTTGTGGACGATGCGGTGCAATTGCGCCGATTTGTAACCAACAAACTCATCGAAGAGACCACCAAAGAGAATGCTACCAATAGAATCAAAGCCTTAGAGCTACTTGGTAAGATATCAGATGTGGGATTGTTCACAGAAAAGACTGAGATTACAGTTAAAAACGCACCGATTGAAGACTTAGAAGCACAGATTCGCAGTAAAATACTTAAAATCCTAGGCACAAGTAAGGTAATTGATGCTTCCTTTACAGTAATTGAGAAGGAAATGGGCTCGTTAACCCCTGAGAGAGACTAATGGACTTAAATATATCAGGTATTAGGGACGAAGACCTAACGCTTGCGCTAGAAAACTTAGATGTATTGCCCAAAGCAGAGCAGATAGAGCTAGATAAACTACTTGATTTGCTTAAAGAAAAGAAAACTATTCAAAATAAACAGGATAGCTTCCTATCTTTTGCCCAAGCAATGGACGCTAACTTCCTAGTTGGCGAACATCACAAGATTATTGCCCGTACAATTGAGAAAATTGCATCAGGTGAGCTAAAACGCGTTGTTATTAACATTGCACCTCGTCATGGTAAGTCCCATATCATGTCATACTTGTTCCCAGCGTGGTTCATGGGCAAGTTTCCTGACAAAAAAATAATCATGGCCTCTCATACTGCCGACTTAGCAGTCGATTTTGGACGTAAAGTCCGTAACTTGGTTGCTGACAAGGAGTATCAGAAGATATTTCCTGATGTAAACTTGCAAGCTGACTCGAAAGCATCAGGTAGATGGGGTACAAATCATTGAGGTGAGTATTACGCGTGTGGTGTTGGTGGTGCTTTGGCAGGTCGTGGCGCTCATTTGTGTATTATCGATGACCCCCACTCTGAACAAGAGGCTAAAACAGGCAACCCCGCTGTCTTTGATTCTGCTTACGAGTGGTATCAGTCTGGTCCACGTCAGCGTCTCATGCCTGGTGGCGCTATATGTCTAATTATGACCCGTTGGGGGAAACGTGACCTAACAGGCCGTATTCTTGACAACATGATTAAGAATGAAGGCTCTGACCAATGGGAAATCATCGAATTGCCTATGGAGTTGCCATCAGGTGAGCCATTATGGCCTGAGTTTTGGTCTAAGAAAGACATTGAGTTACTAAAGAACACGCTAGATAATAGATATTGGCAAGCACAGTACCAACAACAACCGACATCTGAAGGCGCTGCCATTGTTAAACGAGAATGGTGGATGGAGTGGGAACAAGAAGACCCTCCCTTCTGTGAGTATATTATACAATCGTGGGACACTGCGTTTGAAAAAAGTAATCGTGCCGATTATTCCGCATGTACAACATGGGGAGTCTTCTATCAACCCGATAGCAACGGAGTTAACCAAGCTAACATAATCCTACTAGATGCATTCAAGGACAGAATGGAGTTCCCTGAACTCAAGAAGAAGGCTTATGACAAGTATAAGGAGTATGAACCTGATTCACTTTTAATTGAGAAGAAAGCATCAGGTGCACCACTACTGTACGAACTCCGCGCAATGGGTATAATAGTATCCGAAGTATCACCGACTAAGGATAAAATTACCCGGCTAAACGGGGTGGCTGACCTATTCTCAAGTGGAATGGTGTGGGCACCCGCAACGCGTTGGGCAGAGACTGTTATCGAAGAAGTTGCCGAGTTCCCTGTTGGCGAGCATGATGACTTTGTAGATAGTATGACACAAGCTTTAGATAGGTTCCGTCGTGGCGGGTTCATCCGTTTAGAGACTGACGAAGCAGAAGCCGAGCGTGAGTTTCGTAGGAAGCGGGAGTACTATTAATGGACAGTTGCTTTTTAACGCATATACCTGAGAGTATATGTGATGTTGCCACATCAGAGTTAAATAAGATTAATCGTAGTGTCGGGCAGTTAAAAGATAATACAGAAATTGATTTAGCGATACGGAACACATCAATATGCTTCGCGCCTGAATGGTATTGGTTTAATGGCGTGTTGAATCAAATATTGATTGAAGCAAACTTTAAAGCTGGATGGAACTTTGTAGTTAACAAATTAGAAACAGTGCAGTATGCCGAGTATAAACCTGGTCAGCATTATAAATGGCACAGAGATACGAAAATGATGAGCGATGGGGCTTTTGATAGGAAGCTGACAGTTGTTTGCGCAATGAGCAATATGGACGAGTACACAGGTGGGCAGTTAGAGATAAAAGGTTTAGACGGCACAATCATTAAGCCTAAACTAAATAAAGGTGATGTTGTAGTGTTTCCTTCATTTTTATTACACCGAGTAACCCCTGTTAAGTCAGGTGTTAGATACTCAGCAACGATGTGGCTTAGTGGACCAGCGTTTAGATAACTAAGGGGAGAAGGGTAATGAGTGAGACTCAGTTAACTTCGTTAGAACGTAGGAAAATTAGTCGAGCTAAGTATGATAAAAAATACGCTATTGAGAATCCTAAGAAGACATGGGCAAAGCATGCTAGGAAAGATGCTAGGAAACGTGCCTTGAAGAAAGGGGTACCGTTTGACTTAACAGTTGCCTATATTGTGAGCATCATGACAGATGTGTGTCCTGTGTTTGGGACAGAGTTTAAATGGACAGGCAATGGCAGTATTCAGCCCACAAGTGCTAACTTAGATAGGATAGACCCAGCCAAAGGGTATGTGGCGGGGAATTTAGTAATAATCAGTAGTAAAGCGAACAACATTAAGAGTGCTTACAAATCAGCAGATTTATATAAAGTAGCCGATTGGCTATATGAGATTGAAAAAGGATAAAACATGGCAATAGATAAAAGCTTATCACAGGCACCACTAGGGATAGACGACATGCTGCAACAGGCACCAGGTCCTGATTTGGAGATTGAGATTGAGAACCCCGATGCAGTCCATATTGACATGGATGGGCTAGAGATTGACTTAATGCCCCAAGACCCGATGGATGATGAGTTTAATGACAACCTTGCCGAGTATATCGATGAGGGCACATTACAGTCTATGGCGAGTGAGTTGAACGCTGACTATGATGACGACATAAGCTCACGTAAAGATTGGATGCAGACCTACGTGGATGGCCTTGAGCTATTAGGTCTAAAGATTGAAGAGCGCAGTGAGCCGTGGGAAGGTGCTTGTGGTGTGTACCACCCACTACTATCTGAAGCCCTCGTTAAGTTCCAAGCTGAGACGATGATGGCGACCATCCCTGCGGCGGGCCCTGTTAAGACACAAATCATTGGTAAAGAAACGCCTGAGAAAAAAGAAGCGGCTACACGTGTTCAAGAAGACATGAACTACCAGCTAATGGACGTGATGAAGGAGTTCCGTCCTGAGCATGAGCGCATGCTATGGGGTCTAGGTCTATCAGGTAACGCGTTCAAAAAAGTCTATTACGACCCACAACTTCAACGTCAGGTGTCGATGTATGTGCCTGCAGAAGATATCGTGGTGCCATACGGTGCGTCTAACCTAGAGTCAGCTGAGCGTGTCACACACGTCATGCGTAAAACTGAGAACGAGTTAGCACGACTACAGAATGCAGGGTTCTACCTAGATGTTGATTTGGGTGAGCCTAACAACCTGTTAGATGAGGTTGAGAAAAAGATTGCTGAGAAGATGGGCTTCCGAGCTTCATCTGATGCACGATACAAACTCCTTGAGATGCACGTTGACTTAGACATTCCAGGCTACGAAGATAAAGATGAGGATGGTGAAGAGACAGGCATCAAGCTACCATACGTAGTAACGATGGAGAAGGGCAGTAATACGATATTAGCGATTAGAAGGAATTGGAACCCAAATGACAAAACAAAACAAAAACGTCAACACTTTGTTCATTATGGCTATGTACCTGGCTTTGGCTTTTATTGCTTCGGTCTTATTCATCTTGTTGGTGCCTTTGCTAAGTCTGGCACTTCTCTTATTCGCCAGCTTGTGGATGCGGGAACGCTGTCAAACTTACCAGGAGGTTTCAAAACTCGTGGACTAAGAGTTAAAGGTGACGACACTCCGATTGCTCCAGGCGAGTTTCGAGATGTAGATGTACCGTCAGGTACAATGCGTGACAACATTATGCCGTTGCCATACAAAGAGCCAAGTCAAACATTATTGGCGTTGCTCAATCAAATTATCCAAGAAGGCCGTGCCTTTGCTAATACTGCTGATATGCAGATATCAGATATGTCAGCTAACTCTCCGGTAGGTACAACACTTGCTATTTTAGAGCGCACGTTGAAAGTGATGAGCGCCATCCAAGCACGTGTACATTACTCTATGAAGCAAGAGTTAGGTCTACTTAAGACTATTATTGCCGACTATACACCAGCGGATTATTCGTACGAGCCTGAAGAAGGTAATCGTAAGGCTAAGAAGTCAGATTATGACAATGTAGACGTAATCCCTGTATCTGACCCTAACGCAGCAACTATGGCTCAGAAAATTGTGCAGTATCAAGCAGTAATGCAGTTAGCGCAACAATCACCGCAGATTTACAATATCCCGCTTCTTCATCGTGAGATGCTTGATGTATTGGGTATTAAGAATGCAAGTAAGCTTGTACCGATGGATGATGACCAAAAACCAACCGATCCTGTATCTGAGAATCAGAACATCTTAATGATGAAGCCTGTAAAAGCGTTCAGCTATCAAGACCATCAAGCACATATCATGGTGCATCAAGCAGCAATTCAGGATCCTAAGATTCAAGCGTTGTTACAAGGCAATCCACAAGCGCCACAAATGCAAGCCGCTATGATGAACCACATCAATGAGCACTTGGGCTTCGCATACCGTGTTCAGATTGAACAACAATTAGGTATGGAGTTGCCACCACAGAAAGATGCTTCAGGTGAAGATGTTCCTATAGATCCGCACGTAGAAGCTCGCTTAGCTCCAATGCTTGCTCAAGCAGCTCAGCAATTGTTACAGATGAACCAAGGTCAAGCAGCTCAGCAACAAGCACAGCAACAGGCTCAAGACCCACTAGTTCAAATGCAACAACAAGAATTGCAGATTAAGATGGGTGAATTGGAACGTAAGAAACAAAAAGACGCAACAGATGCACAGCTTAAAGAACAACAAATCAAGAATGATATGTTGAAGACAGCGGCAACTCTCAGCTCAACTAAGCAACAAAATGCGATTAAATTAGGTGTTGATGTGTTGAAACAAGTATCGACTCAAAAACATCAATTAAACCAACAAACAGGTTCACACGACCACAAGCAACAATCACAAACTAAAGACCATGCTCATCAGCAGGACTTAACGATTCTTAACGCCCTAAAAGCTCAACAACCGACAAAAGGTGAATAATGGATTATAAAATATTTGATGTTCTTCTAGCAGAATACAAAGACCGAATGGACATGCTTTCTGAAGCATTGCTACGAGGTAATTGTCCAACAATAGAGGAGTATCGATACATATGCGGTCAGCTACGAGGTCTCGAAGCCGCATGTGCAATAATTGTAGACCTAAAAAAGAAACAGGAAGAAAACTTTGATGACTAATATAAATTTAGCACAAGCACTAGATTTATCAAGGCTAGCAGAAACAGCCAAAAAAGAAGCACAAGAAGAAGCGGAAATACGAGCAATCGTAGGTGATGCAACCGATGTAGAGAAAGCAGCTCAACTACCAAAACCGTCAGGTTACCACATACTATGTGCAATTCCTGAAAAGGAAAAAGAGTATGATAGTGGCTTGGTTAAAGCCGACGAGACAATTAGAATGGAAGAAACCATGACTACAGTATTATTTGTAGTTGCTTTGGGCCCTGACTGCTATAAGGATGAAAAACGATTCCCTAGTGGTCCGTGGTGTAAAGAAGGTGATTTTATTTTAGTGCGCCCACATTCGGGTAGTAGATTGGTAATTCACGGTCGTGAGTTCCGTTTAATCAATGATGATACTGTCGAGGCTGTAGTTGATGAGCCACGCGGTATTATTCGCAAATAAGGAGGACAAGATGCCTGAATTTGAAAATGAAGAATATACGTTTCCCGATGAGCAAAAGTTAAAGGTTGGTGGTAAAGTCGATGATAGTTTTGAATTTGAAATCGAAGATGACACTCCTGAACAGGATCGCAATCGCGAACCAATGCCTAAACAGCTCGTTGAAGATTTAGAGAAGGATGAACTAGAACAATACGATGAGGGAGTTAAGCAAAAGCTTAAACAACTTAAAAAAGTGTGGAATGATGAGCGCCGCGAAAAAGAAGCCGCACAACGCGAACATCAAGAAGCAGTAGAATTAGCTCGACGAGTACTAGAAGAAAATAAGAAGATGAAATCTTATATGTCTTCCGGTGAAAAAGATTTTATTACCGCCGTAACCTCAGCAGCTAATCTAGAACTTGAAATGGCTAAGCGTACTTATAAAGATGCTTATGATATGGGTGACACTGATCGAATCATTGAAGCTCAGCAAGCTATGCAGGAAGCTAATATAAAATTAGCACAAGTAAAGAATTTTAAAGTTCCGACTTTACAAGATGATAATTATGGTGTACAAACTCAATCATCAGAACAGAGCTACCAAGCTCCTGCGGTAAAACCTGATTATAAAGCTATGGCGTGGCAAGAACGCAATTCATGGTTTGGTCAAGACAAGGAGATGACAGCAGCCGCTTTAGGTTTACATGAAAAGCTTAAAGAAAATGGCGTGTCAATCGGCTCAGATGAATACTATAGCACATTGGACAAAACAATGCGCAGACGATTTAATGAGTATTTCGGCGATTCTGAAACTCCAAATAGTAAGGGTGAAAGTGCTTCCTCAAAACCAAGCACAGTAGTAGCTCCTGCAACTCGTAGTACATCTTCCAACAAGATTAAACTGAAAACGAGTCAAGTAGCCCTAGCTAAAAAACTAGGATTAACTAATGAACAATATGCTCAAGCAGTACTAAAATTGGAGAAATAAAATGGCTGATAATAAATTAACTCGTGACGTAGAAACTCGTGCAGTAACTGAACGTCCAAAACAGTGGCAACAACCAGAGTTATTGCCAGAACCCGATAAACAAGAAGGTTATGCTTATCGCTGGATTCGCGTTTCAACATTAAACAATGCTGACCCTCGTAACTTATCTGCCAAACTCAGAGAAGGTTGGGAAGCAGTAAAGAGTGAGGAACAACCACAACTAGCAATGTTAGCTGACCCTCAAAGTAGGTTTAAAGATAACATCGAAGTTGGTGGATTATTACTATGTAAGACTCCTAAAGAGTTTGTAGAACAACGGAATGCACATTTCGACAATCTATCAAAATCTCAAACCGAGTCTGTAGATAATAACATTATGCGTCAAAGCGATGCCCGTATGCCTATGTTTTCTGAGCGTAAGTCTACAACTAGCTTTGGCAAAGGTAATTAATTTAATTAAGGAGTATTTTTATGGCTTATCCTATAGTATCAGCGCCTTATGGCTTTAAGCCCGTAAATCTTATTGGTGGTCAAGTTTATGCTGGCTCAACACGCGAGTACGCAATTCAGTATAACTATGCAACAGCAATTTTTTACGGCGATTTTGTAACAATAACCAACGGTACAGTTACTCGTGCTGCTATTACAAACAGCACATCAGGTAAACAAACTATTGGTGTATTTTTGGGTTGCTACTACACTAGCCCAACAACTAAACAACGTTTGTTTTCACAATACTATCCAGCTAACGTAGCAGCTGGCGACATTACAGCTATTGTTGCTGATGACCCTGATTTAGTTATTAAAGCTGTTATGGTCAATTCAAGTGGCTCTACAGTTGTTGCGTCAGCTTCAACAGCTATTGTTGGTTTAAACGTAGCAGGTTCTAACTTAGCAGGAAGTACCACTTCTGGTAATTCAGCAAACGGATTAGTAGCCCCTACAGCAACACCATCAACAGGCTTACCATTCCGTATTTTAAGTTTGGTTCCTGATACCGCTACTGAAGTTGCAGCTGTTGGTTCATCATCATCTACAACTATTACGTTAACTGGTGCTGGCTTACCTTCAGCTATCCCACAAGGTGCTGATGTAGGTTATCTTGATTCAAATGGTCAGTTGATTCAAACTGGTGCATTTGTTGCTAACTCAACGGGTTACGCTGCTGGCACAACATCTATTACAATTGACAAAGCTGTTGCGGTTCCTGGTTCTATTACAGCAATCCCATCAAGCTCAACAATTGTATTTACATCATACCCAGAAGTGCTTGTGAAGATTAATTTCGGTATTCACAACTACTACGCTGCATAATCTAAGGAGATATATAAATGGCTATTTCACGCGCACAACTATTGAAAGAGCTACTCCCAGGCTTGAACGCATTGTTCGGTTTAGAGTATGCTCGTTATGGTGAAGAACACAATGAAATCTACGATACAGAGACTTCAGAGCGTTCATTCGAAGAAGAAACAAAATTGTCTGGCTTCTCAGCTGCACCTGTTAAAAACGAAGGTTCTGCCATCGCTTATGACAATGCACAAGAAGCATGGACTGCTCGCTACAACCACGAAACTATTGCTT